ATTCCATAAGCTTCAATAGGCTCGCCACCAGTACCATTGAAAAGCCGGTTGTCAACATACGCATCCGGAGTAACTACCAATACACGTGAATCATCAGTGCCCATGTATAGGCTTCCATCTATGGCGCGGCAGGTACGAACTGGGTAGTTAAACTTGCCCCATGCTCCGGTAAGCACGTTCATTACCAGTTGAATGGGTCCATTCGTACCATCAAAGCGCCCGCCTGCTACTGCTGGATCAAAGATATTAACGACCACCCAAGCAGCGTCTTCATGCAACCGCACTTCTGGGGGGAAGGGAGGGGCCGAAGCAGAAGAAAGGCGTAGGAGGGTACGCGAAATTCGCTTAGAAAGGCCCCCCGAATATAGTACCTCCGTAGCCTGTCCAGTTATCAGCGTAGAAAGAGGAATAAGGCCGCGCCGACATAGCAGAATGATATCGCCGCCATAACTAGCAACCGACCTCTTGCTGAGAGGCGTTGCCACAAAGAATATAGAATCGAGCGTCCAGTCTGCTGAGTTTGAAGGGTCATCGCCAGCATACGAAGCGATCTCTCCAGTCGATGTGAAAAAGATGAGGCGATCATCTAGCCCTTCTCCTGTATCGGCTGACCAGCGAGCCAGCATTCTTAGGTAGCCACCACGATTGAAGATACCACCGACATAAAACGGCTTGGCTTCCCCACCGATAGAATCAATGGGTAGATACCATGCCGTCATCGTATTCTTTTGGATGAACCAGAGCCGTGCCTTGTGCGCAATTACATAGTCGAAGGTAGCCGGGTCTACGCCCTTAATCTGGCCGGGACCAGCGGGCACTGGAACCTCCGTAAAAATCTGCCATGATGTACCATCATAGAACTTGGCAGGGTCTACGCCATTACAGGCAACAAGAAACTGACCCGCAGACGTAGCGAAATTAGTATATTCCCACTCTCCAAAGGTACAGGACGCAACAGGGAGGGGATTCTGTACCGGAGCATCAATGCGAAAGAACGAGGCATCTGTAGTAGCAAACTTGTGAAAAGTGCCATTCGGTGCATTGAAGGACATAATGGTCTTAACAGCCCCGTCAAGACCGGTTACATATTCACGGTAGCCGGGGCGCACAACCACTAGCCCATTATCAGGGTAGAGGTTCATGGCATCAATCATAAACTCCGGACCCATCTTTGCCAGAGGGTCTAGGTCATTGATACCGCCTGTAGGCGCAAGCAAAGCTAGTGCCTGAGACACTTGCTGTTGCGGCACCCTGCCTGCCCTAAACATTCCAGCTCCCATCCGGCACATTTTGCCCGGAGATATAGAGGTAGTCCCACCGCTTGTCTAGCTGGATAACTGGCGCACCCTGATTCTGGGCCTTCTCGCTGTTCAGCATATAGTCGAATTCACGACCTAGTTCCGTCGCATCCATACCCTTCGCTGCCCACAATTTGAACTTAATACCGGCAATCATCAAATAGTCTTCAAAGACCGTTTCATCGGTATCGGCTGTGATGCTATCTTTATAGGTATCAGTAATCGGGTCAAAGACCCAATCCTTGCTGATATAAAAGAAGTTCAATTCTTCAGCAGCAGCGGGCGTGGGGAATACAGTGAATTTATTACGCAGGACACGGTAGCGATAGTACACACCTACCGACACAATACCGAACTGGACCCATGACCATCCTTGCGGGGTCATGGGTCCATACATCGGCCGCTTGTTTTTGCTGCTCCACTGGGTCTGATTAACGATTCTTTTGTAATCAGTCGGCAAATCAAACTCCGTCTTGATACCGTCCCCCACATACGTCTGGGTCTTCTCAAGAAACTGCCAATCATGTACCTTGACAAGCTGGCTACCCAACGCATTCAATAGGCCAAGTGTCTGAAAGCCGGTTTGATCGTCCGGTGCAGACACAATCGTAAGCACCTGCGGCAAGCCAATTTCTTGCAGGGCCTTATTAACCAATTGGAGGACGGACTGTGCCATGACGGGCCTCGGTTATTTCTTCTTCAATCCTTCAATGATTTTGGCTTGTTCTTCCATAGCCTGCTTGAGTGCTTCCAGTTGACCACGCAATTCCTTGTTCTCTTCATGCAGCTTTACGAACGGGGCATTTGCTTCGGCCTTTGCGACGAATTGCACGGCCTTATTCTTCAACGTGGTAAGGCCAGGATGACGGGTGCAAACGTCATCACCGATAGCGGCAAGCTGTTCCAAAGTCCTGACGCGCCAGTAGGCCAGTTCTTCGACCTGCGAACGGCTGATCCACGTAACCTCGGAAAGCGGGGTGCCGATAAGTTGCTCTGCATCACCGGCCTTGAACGCAGCATACGCACGCCGATAGTCCTGCTTGTCCCTATCGCTAACCGGACGGTCAACGATGTTGGTTTGATTGCCCGGCGCACGAATCTCCACGTACTCCCGATCAATGTAGATCGGACGGCCTTCCTTCGCACTCAATTCCGGGTCTTCCTTGGCCTTGATATAGAAGCGCACAAAGTTCTTCTCTTTGCCCTTATCACGGGATTCAAAGTCTTCAACGTCGAAATCAGCAACAGTAGACATAAGTTACTCCTTGAGGCGGCAGATGCACTAATTAACCGATCAACCCTTGCATCAGAAGGAAGACCAGCGTGAGGATTGCGGCCCCGAGCCAACCGAGATTTACGCGGGGGGTGAGAACCACGTTAAAAGCCGCCAGTGTGAACGAAAGCAAGGCCAGAAACATGAGTACCGTCAGTGTGAGCGAAATGGTCATTTCAATTCTCCTAAAGCCTATTCACAGAAAGTTCGACTATAGCATTGTCCAGAACCACATTATCTGTAGTACGTCGCACCTGCAAATCAAACGATACGGCATTGGCACTGCCGGGGCCAGCCACGCTATCCGTGAGTGTCCATGCCACAGGAGGGGACAGCCACGTATCGAAGGCGGACCCTGACATATTAGCAGTTCCTTGTAGTACCTGCAAGTTAGAGGCCATAAACTGGAACTGAGGCGCAAATCCAGCAGTCATCCATTGATACATATTGCCATTGGGAGGATTAGAAGGATCAACGCCCACGACCTCTGCAAAACCATCAGTCTTGAATCGAAGAGTGGCCGTGCTATTCACTCCGAATGCATTAGTATCATAAACAAGATCATTTATATTAGCGGCCGGAGCAACGCCCATCTTATCGGAAATAAAGTTCTCCACTGTTAGGATATCAGCAGCCGAAGTAACCGCACCGCGAATAATGAGTTGGCTAATGCCGCCAGTGTATGGGTTTGTAGAGCCGCCACGACGGGCAAAATAGGCAGCAAAGTTGCCATAGTTGCCAGTGCCCTGACTGGTTGCGGACGTAACAGTCTGACCATTAGCCCTGATTTTGGCAGTAGGCACGCCTATATCGGCCTCACCTGTAGCCACGATATTAACGGGGGCACTAATACCAGCCGAAATGTTGGCATCAGCCGTATTGTTTCCGCGCGTCCTCCATACCACATTGGGGCCACTCGTTAGCGGGCAGACGAATCCAAACACACCAGAGTTAGCAACGGTTGAATTGGAGAACTCGTAAATGACGCCCTGCGAGTTATCACTTAGCTTGGTAGCTCCGACCCACGATGTTACCTTGTTGGTGGCCGTCAGATTCATAACCGTAGTCTGTATGAAATCATCCGTGCCATCAAAGCGGAGATAACGCGGGAATCCTACGGTATCGTAGACAGTAGAACTGGTACTACTCTGATAGCTAGTGGCAAGCGGCCCCCACTCAAGCTGAGAACGTATGACTTCTAGGGCAACCAGACCAGCCGTACCAGTATACGTAACCGACGTGGTATTAACAGCATATATGGCGGCACCAGCGCCCGCTGCTTCTGCCGATGGGAATGTCACCGTAAGCCTAATATCCCATAGATCACTACCTAGATTAGTAGCTAGGTATTGTGGGTTCACCATTGCACCCACATTTTCGGGTGTGCCCACTACCGTGCCACTGTTAAGCTCAAAGATAACCCGGTAATACTTAGATAGGGCTGTATTGCCTATCAGAATAGCAGCATTGCTTCTGTCTCTCCGTCGTACTCTAAAGACAGCAGTAAGCGTGTATCCCGAAGGGCCGTATATTACCGGGAGAATTGTGGCACGACTATAGGAGTGCGTACTATTGGCAGAAGTCTCTACTAGCTCTACGCCATTTACAGTGCAACCCGTCTTCGTCCAATAGGCATCGGCAAAGTTCTCACTAGCTTGGATATGATTCTTACGTGCGCTGAATATAGGTCTGGCAGCAGCCGTGGCTTGCGTTCCTACCACACTTCTACCCGACTTATCAGTCCACCGACCTACCGGCTGTTCGACGGCTGTAACAGGCGTGGTCCCGGCAGAGTCTTGCCACATGGTAGCCATATCGGAAGCATCGAACCAGCAGCCCTGTTCACCAGCAGCAAACAACAGCGCCGCGATATCAGTTCCGGACGGCGTAACAGTAGCGGTTACTGAGAAGTTCGCATTGTCGAGAACTACGCTATCCGACACCCTACGGACTTCGACAAGCCAGTCACACGTTTTGGAGCCGGGAGCGTCATCAGAATTAGTGAGTAGCCAGTTCAACGGCGGGGATAGCCATGTATCAAGAGCCGGACCTGAAAGGTTTGCAGTATTGCCCGTCAAATTAGAAACCCGGAACTGGAAATCCGACCCTACACCCGTCAATATGTACGAGTAGAGGCTAGTGAGAGTGCCATTGTTCAGCGACCGCTTTATGAACCCATCTGTAGATGCCTCAAGGTAGACAGACGAATCGGCCGGACTAACGGCCGTAGAGGTCTGGCTAACAGGCTGCAAATCAGCGTTCGGCGGGGCGGCCGTAACGGCTGCATCAAGACTAACCGAAGTAGTATCGGTAACCACGCTATCCGAAACCCGGCGCACTTCCAAAGAGAAGTCTACCCCTTTGGTGCCAGCCGCGTCATCGGAATTGGTCACCGTCCACGTAAGCGGGGGCGCGAGGAAAGAACCGAAGGAAGAGCCGGTAAGATTTGCCGTGTCACCCGTGAGGTTAAATCCCCGAAGCTGGAAGTCCGCTGCTACGCCCACCTGAACCCATTGATATAGGTTAGTAAGTGCGCCACCATTTACCGACTTCTTGACAAAGCCGTCTGTAGCCACCTGAACGTTAATGGTAGAGTTAGCAGGACTGACCGCGCTAGATGCCTCATTGATCGGCTGCAAATCAGCTACCGGAGTGGGTGGCGTAACATTTGCTCCAACATGGAACGTAGTGGTATCAAGGACTACGAAGTCGGAAATCCTGCGAACTTCTACAGTGAAATCACATGCTTTGTTGCTGGCCGTATCATCTGAATTGATAATCGACCAATCAATAGGTGCGGCTAACCACACATTGAAGGCTGCCCCGGAGAAGTTTCCGGTATCGCCAGTGAGGTTAGTAGCCCTGAATTGGAAGTCAGTAACTACGCCTGTCTGAATCCATTGATACAAGTTAGACTGCGCACCACCATTCTGCGATGCCTTTACGAATCCATCATTGTCAATCTCAACGTTAACAGATGCATTAGCCGGGCTCTGGGCCGTAGCCGTCTGGCTAACCGGCTGCAAATCAGCATTGGGGAGAATGGGCGCGGCAGTGACGTTCGCTTGCAGTGTGACAGAGGCTTGATTGCCTCCCCCAGCGTCCGACACTCTACGTACTTGAAGAGTGAAGTTGACCGACTTATTGCTAGCCGCATCAGCGGTATTAGCCATAGTCCAAGAAACAGGGGGTGGCAAGAACGTATTAAAGGCAGACCCGGAAATATTGCCCGTATCTCCGGTAAGACCGGATGCCATGAATTCAAAGTCAGAGGCTACACCCTGTACGATCCAGTCGTATAGATTAACGGTAGGGCCACCATTGATTGATTTCTTGACGAATCCGTCAGTATCTACCGTGAGGACGACTGTAGCATTATTAGGGCTAACGGCAGTAGCAACCTCGCCAATAGGAAATAGCGAAGCCGTAGGGAGCGTAGGATTGGCTGCCCAGAAGATGAATTGGCGGTCATTGATTGACCCCGGTGGAGGCAGAAACTCCATCCACAAATCGTTGTTTGTATCGAACACAATAACCGGAAACGCAAGCTGAATGATAAGCCACTGCCTTTCAGCATCAGGAAGGGGCGAGTTTGCACCCGCCCCCCCGTCCCTGAAAAAGTCCAGCAGCCCGTCATTCAGGGAACCGCCACCTAGGGAGTCCCTAATTGCGTCGTTGAGTGTGGTAGCCATGGGCTACCTGCGATGCTCTTCGATTTCGCGGGTAATATAGGGCGGGCAAGCCTTGTGGAATCTCACCCGTTCTATCCTACCATCTTCGTAGCGATAGACGCAGTATCCTCTGCGCTCTGCAATCAAGCGGCCCTCAACCGTTCTGTGTACGCGAATGTCGATGCCTACGCCATCTGTAACGCAACCCCCGATCAGGAGGGTTGCGCACAGGGCAAAAGCAGCTAGCCAAGATTTGCAATTGCCGATCACGGCTCTTCCTCTTCCTCAAAGAGAGTAGGCGTGGTAGTCGCAGCCGTGCCGGAACCAAACACGGAATCGCCAGTCACCATAGCCGACTCAGAGCGATTCACCCAGCCAGTTTCAATGACTGCGCCAACCGCTACCGCACCGGCCGCCGTTACCATCTTCACTGCGAAGCCGGTAAAGACCGGGCCAGCACCACCATCCCGCGAGCCGCCATTACCAAAGCCCAGGATCGGGACAGCAGTGTACGGGGATACCGTGGATACGCCCAGACCCGTATTACCGGGGCCGGGAGTGATTACACTTCTGCCGCCGCCAATAGCCATCAAAATAGCCGTGGTTGCGGCAGTGCCACCCGGTAGCGTTACGCCGGGGGTATAGTCATCAGTGAAGCCGGATGCCTTGATAGCACCGGGAGCCGTGAACGGAGAAGTACCAGTTGAGATATTGATTTTACGGGTGGCATTAATGCCGATGCCAGTAGAAAGCGCACCAGTGGAATTGTTGCCCGTTTGATCCTTGTCGAGAGGCGAGCCTTTGGGACCGCTGAACGGACTCATCAGCACGAACTTTCCACCACTGGGGTTCGCCGGAACTACCAGCGGGCCAGCCATATTAGATGCAGGCATTTGAGTGTCCTCCTAGTGGGCTAGTGTAAAGATCGGTTTTCTTGTGCAGGATGACCGTCAACCTGTACCCGCGAGCCGCCCGCTCGGAGAACTTATGGCAATGGCTCATTTTTGCCGGGGGGAACCTCCCCGGACTTGTATTGGGGTTCTTGTGGAGCCTGCTTATCCTTCTTTGCAGGTACGGATTCTTTCTCTTTCGCCTTCTCTTTTTCGTGGTCCCTGCCGCTCATGTCATTCACCTTACGGGTTCACGTCGAGGCGACCCTGGAATTGAGCGCCAGAAGTGGTCAGATTTCCGGCCCATGCCATGATCTGGACTTCGGCGTCTTGGTTAATGGAATACCGCTTGTTCGGAGACAGCGGCACGAATTGGCGCGCACTGTGGGGACGGAAACGGATGTAATCGGTATTCAGCATGAAGCCCGTACCAGCAGGGCAGAAACCGCCAATACCGCCATCCAGTACCACGTCAGCGTCCATGTACTTAATGGTCGGGAAACCAAGGTTACCGACTTCCGTACCATTGAACCGCTGTTGCGCCTGCAACGAGGCCACGTATGCCTGCCATACCACGTTGTCAACGGGGATGAGGTCAGGACGGTCGGCACCACGAACAAGCTGTGCCCACAGGCTGTTGAAATTGGCTTGGATCGTAGCAGTGGAAGTGACGTTGACCAGCTTCGACCGCCAGAAGGTCCATGTGACACGATCAATGCCGCCATACGTGCCGGTAGTTGGGTCCAGCGGAACGGCTGCATTCAGGC